TATGTATATACTAAACCACACTACCCATAAACTCAAGTATGTGAAAGTAACCTCTGGTATTTGCAACTCTTCATGAGAGTTAATATAGTGATAAGATTTCACAAGGAAAACAAATACTATAAACAGTGTTAATAAAATTAACATACTACTTTGCCTTACGTGTATGTGTTCTGTTTGGATAAAAGAACTTCTCACTACGAGCAGAGTTGTAGTAACATAGCACATCATCATTACCAATTTTGGTGATGAACGCAATCTTGTATTGCCCGTAGTTCAATCTGAACTCTGCAATAAGTTGCTTTACTGTGTACCCTTCAATTTTACCTTCATAACGCTTTGTATTGTTTGCATAGTACAATACATAACTGATTCTTTTAGCACTTGCACTTTTACGGGCGTTCAACAATCTTTCAGCGTTTGCAAATGCATATTCTAAACTAAATGACATACTTTTATTTGATTACTTCCACAGATACTCTGTGAAATTTTGATAACATACTGCTATTGCTTCCAGTCTATTCTTACACGTATACGAACCAACGTATCCTTTTTGTCGTATGCTGGCACGATAATACGTACCAACTGGCGTGCTTACTAAATCTATAGTCATATCAATGCTTACGCCTTTTATCGTTAATCATTCGCAACATCTTACCGTAGAATTTACGGTTATCTTTTCCTTTTTTCATTGTGTACAATAATTCAAGAATAATACTGCTGTTAATACTAGCGATAACTCTAGCATATTTCGATGATAACTTATAATATACACGTGCTTATGCACGTTATGACAAGCGATAGAATTCAAATAGAATCAATTCAAACAATAACAGTTCTTTAATTAAAGGAGTTGTGTATATATGTTTCTGTATTGCTACTTACCCTGTAGCGGGTCACTTGCCATAACGTGCAGACTACCAAGGCACAAAGGCACTAACGGTAATCTGACGTTGTTATTATCTCACGTTTTCTACTTACTTTCTCGCATGTATACAGTATGTTACTTTTCACGGCATCACCTGTAGTTTATATGACATGCTACACTTTACAAGTGTACTAGCGTGAGATGTTACATTGTAGCACATTGTCGTTATGTCACAGTATGATTATATCATACACTCACAGAGTATCGTGACTGTATACAATTCTACGTTACTTCTTGCGGTATTCGCAAGCCCTATAAGCTACTGACAATATACGTGTTACGGTATACGCTTTATTCTTACCTACTTTGTCGCTGCTTTACGTGATAATGTATGCATTACCCTATAGTATAGCTGGCGGGCATTGTAGTTCTGGAACGATTGTCAATGTATGTTATGACAACGTGCTACTATTCGTGTGTCGTTGGTCTTTTTCTGACTATTGTACCCTTTCAAAGTATAATCAGTTTTATATATCGACACGTACACACTATTACAGTTTTTCGAGTTGTAAGGCTCATATATGACAATCAAACTATATATAGTCACTTTTACATTCACTCACGTATGCTCACAAGGATTGCTATATATCCCACTTCGTACGTGCTTATAGTATCAGATACTACTTGCAACAGGGTACAGGGCTTTTATAACTTACTTGCTAGGTTCCGTTGCATGTTTTGGCTATCCAGCGCACATGCAAGTTTTCAGAGATTGCGTAAAAGTCTTTTATATAAACCTGTTAGTCACAACAGGCGGTCAGTGTAGGTTTTCACCTATACTCACCTTTGATTGTAAATGTACTGTTGCAAGGTTCCGAGACTCTCTTTCCCTTGACTCTTTAAGATTATCATACTTGCGATTATTTTGCAACTATGCAAGTCGGTAATCTTGTGGTGTAACTTTACCGCCTTTATGCGGTCATAGTGTACACCACAGGGCATACCATTCTCACCTGTTTAGGCGGTTATGGTATATCCTAGCTGCACACTATATACTAACAACACGTAGTATCCTCACGCGGTCATAGTTTCCCATTTCCTTGTAAGATTGTACCACCGTGTCGGTCATAGCTAGCATATCAGATTGCTCAAGATAAAGCAAGTCTGATAGCATAGCCATAAGTAGTGATGGTTTCATATTATAGTTACTGTTATTGTAATGAACTGGTAGTCTTGGCGGTCATGCCTTTCTACCTACTAGAGAGCATACAGGATAGCACTATAGAAGTCAATGGGGATAGCTAGTCATACCACAGTATATCGAAGTAGTCAAATAATTGTACTTATGCCACAAGTATACCATAAAGTAAAGTATCCCTAAAGTCTCCCTAAAGTATATACCACCCCCCCAGCCTTTACATAAAAGAATAATAATGGCATAGTTTATACAATACCGATGGAATTTGTACAGTCTTGACAGGATTCGATATTCATGATGTAATGATAGGGGTGGGGTATAGGGGGGAATCAGTGTGTGGGTAGGTATAATTACCCCTCAAGAGCGAGATATAATTTTAAAGAATCTGAGATGTATGCCATAACACTTCAGATATCTAAAAAACCAATAGTGTGTAGGAATAGACATCGCTTTAAATGCCCCTAAAATGCCCGTAGAGCGTTTTAAATTCAGAACATGATACTTAGGTCATCTTCAGGATTTTAGAGGCTTATAGGGCAATCGTACCAGTGGTACTTGAGTCCAAGGGACGAATTCGGGGCATGGCCCCTTGAGAGTTTCACTCGGTCGTACAAGGAGTACTTGACAAATTTTACATAGTATGGTATAATGCTGAAGCTTTATGAGCAAAATAAGAAAGACGGTTCCTAAGGGAGCCAAGATAGTAATCCCTGGCGCCGAGTTCATGACCAAGGAGGAACTAGCCAAAGCGAAGAACAATGAGTCTCAGCGAAGACAAATGGCCCGACGCAGAGGCAAGGAACCAGCAGTGGTTACTACGAAACAAGGACTAAGGAAGATAGATACAGAGGAAATGGTAGAGTTATCCAAGGATACCCGTAACTTAGCCATACAAACTCTGAATAAGAAGTTATTAGAGGTGTATGTGGATGAGGACCAACTAGCTAAGGTTAACCTTGCCACACTTGCTACAGTGTTCGGTATTCTGTTTGATAAGTCACAATTGATGAATGGACTAGCTACAGAGAACATTGCTATACAGGCTAAGATAGATATCAATATGAATTCTGACACAGCCTTACAGGAATTGAATAAGATGCGAGAGAAGTACGCCGAACAGAACGAGAAGTAGTATGGAGCAGGAACAGGCCATCTCCCCCTTGGTGGAGGCCCCCGAGGCTACCTCAGAGTTTGAGCGTAGAAAGAAGCTTTATCTAGACTGGCTAGAACAACCAGAACAAAGAGAGAAGTTAATACTAAGAGCACAGCATAACGAGGTTGCCAACAATAACCCAGCTGCTCAGATACTAGTTTATAATCTTTGTCAAAGGCCAGACAATCCAGCAGAAGGAGCTATATTCTTTATAGAGAATTTCTGTTGGACATATGACCCACGCAGTAAGAATAAGAATCTTCCCGTAGTACTCTTTGATTATCAGAGAGATGCAGTAAGATATATCGTTGAGCACATTGACCATGGTAAGAACTTTCTAGTAGAGAAGTCTCGAGACATGGGGGTATCATGGCTTATGGTATATGTATTCTTGTGGTACTGGTTGTTTAGAGATGGAACAAACCTTCTACTAGGTTCATACAAAGAGAAGCTGGTAGATGATGGAGTTAACCAAGACGCCCTCTTTGGGAAGCTAGAGTTCGCAATCAGGAACCTGCCTAAGTGGATTCTACCAAAGAGATTCAATCTAAAGAAGCATAGGAATAACCTTAAGCTTGTCAATCCAGAGAGTAATAACATTATATCTGGTGACACCATGAACAAGAACTTTGGCCGCGGGGCCCGTAAGACAGCAATCTTTTACGATGAACTTGGATTCTGGGAGACAGCAAAGGAATCATGGGAGGCTGGTGCAGACACCACAGCGTGTCAGATAGCCAACTCAACCCCAGCAGGACGCAACTTCTACTGGAAACTCAGGACCTCAGGCATGGATGTATTATCCTTATTGTGGAAGCTCCACCCCCTGAAGGACAAGAAGTGGTATGAGTTTGAGGCATCGAGACGCACACCAGAAGCCATGGCACAGGAAATTGACCTGAGCTACGAACGTTCATTGGAGGGCAGGGTATACCCAGAGTGGGAACCAGTAATTGGTTTCTATCCCTACAATGATATGTTACCCCTATATGTTGGTGCAGACTGGGGTAAGAGTGACGGAACATCTTTAATCTGGGCACAGATAGCTGATGGTAAGCTCAGAATTATAGATTCTTTCTATAAAACAGGAGAGACCATTGACTTCTTTGTTCCATTCTTGACTGGAGTAATCCCATCGGATGACTTCAGGTATACAAAGAAAGAGATAGAGAAGATAGAGTCACACCGTAAATGGAAGAGAGGTACCGTGTTTGGAGACCCAGCTGGTAGATTTACATCAGCTGTCACCAACAAATCGGTGTTCTCAATCCTCAAGGAGGCGGGCATTTATGTCAACTCAGAAGAGATGTGGAAGGAATTCCAAACAAGAAAGACCGCAGTTAAGATGAGGGCAAGACAAGGAGTAGAGCTGAACAAGAACGAAGACAACGAATACTTCAGCATGTGTATCGAACAGGCGGCCTATCCTAAGGTTAGATTCCATGGAGAGGACGAGATACGTTCTGTTAAACCTAACCATGACTGGACCTCTCACCATCGTTCTGGACTGGAGTATCTATGTCTTGGACTAGAGAGTGCGGTTAAGACAAAGGCTAAGGTATCAGATAAGTTTAAGAAAGATGGCAAAGGATTCAACCCTTACGTTAGGCGTAGAAGGCGGTAGCTATTGGTTTCGTAGACTTGTAAAAGATTTACGAAAGATGTCTAAGCACTTCAAGGTGCGCCGCATCCGTATGGGATTCTACCGCATCTACTGGAAGGATGCTTATGTACATGAGGTATATAAGGAGATGCCAGCTAATGGATATGAGTGGTACACAGAGTCACCATACAAAGATTCACTTAAGCTTATGCTTGAGTATGAGCAGGATGGAGAGATTCAAAGGAAGATTAAGAACTACGTAGAGGGATACTACGAGGCTATAAAAGCAATAAGGCTTCGTGTTTATCAATTTAAGAACAACGATGAGCACTACAGAACCGCTAAGGACATGTACAGACAAGTCGTTATTAAATAATGCAACCGAATAAAAAAGACCCCATTAAGTTATACGAGCTGTTGTACTCTAATGGAGAAGTGTTCAAGCCCTCAGAAAAAGAACTGGAAGTAGTTGGACAAGTATCGCAACTGTTCCGCAGAGCACAGACTGACCGAGATAGGGCGTTTGCATACTTCGATGGAATGAATCTCATTAGCTATATTGAAGATTCAGTAGAGCGATTCAATACGAATCTATATCTACGAGACGGAATGGAAGATTGGCAGTCAGGCTTTAACGATGGTTTCACGAGAAACAAAGTACTGTCTATGCACGGCAAACTGGCCGAGCAACTACCAATAGCCTCAGCCCTACCACGTGGAGAAGAGGATGTGCTACGAGCTCAAATCATCACAAACCTCTATCAGTACACTGAAGAGCTAGATGAATATGAGCAGTTCATGTCCATGTTTATCCTCGAGATGTTCGTTAAAGGCACAGCTATTGGGTACGAGGACATTGAATATACAAAGAAGAAGATTCGAGAGGCACACGGTATCGGAGATGGAATGACTGTGAAGGAGTCTGTTATAAAAACCACACGCTTCTACGCAAGCCTAGTTCCTATTGAGGAATACTACCCAGCGAGCGTTGGGATTATGGGAGCAAAGAACCAGCCATACTCTTTCTGGAGAAAGATAGTGGACATTGCAACATTCCAAAAGAACTTTGGTCACTACAAGAAATCAAAGTTAGTTGAAGCAAAGAAGTCAGCTCAAAGAGAAGGTGGAACACTGCCATACTACTTAGACTTCATCTCGTCAGATGTGTCAGAAGGTTCTGTCGAATTCATACGTTACTATGACTCAGTAGGAGACCAGTACGTAATGATAGCTAACGGTATCTGGCTCAATCCTCTAGGAGATAGTGAAGAAGTACAACCAATGCCATGGGCGCATAAAGAACAACCGTTCTTCTCTGCCATCAATGAACCATTCGGTGAGTTCTTCTACGGTAAATCGTTACCAAACAAGCTTAGTTCCATGCAGGACGTACTCAACGTATTGCAGAACATGATGATGGACCAGTCGTTCTTGTCTATCTTCACTCCAATTATCACCGCAGGGTTCGATGATTTCGAGGATGATTACTTACGACCAGGACGAAGAACTTCTATTGACACAGGCGGTCTTAGCTTACAGCAAGCTATCATGCCACTACAGTTTCCATCTCCAACAGGATGGCACCAGTTCATTCTTGAGTATACTCGACGTATCATGGAAGAGTCTTCCTTGGACAGAGTCTCACAGGGAATGACAGGCACTGGCTCAGAACGTACCACTGCCTATGAGATTCACACAGCTGCAAATAACGTAGCTTCTATTCTCACAATGGTGGCCCGCAATCTTAACGGTGCCATCAAACGAAAGGCAATGCTACGCATCAAGAACATCTTACAGTTTGGTTTCCAGCCTAATGCCACTATGGTACCAGGAGTTCTCGCTGACACAGACACCAAGAAACCATTTGCTACCTTCTCATTTGGAGACACACAGTTGAGCAATGGAGAACGTGGAACAAGAGTACTTGAGCTTTACCGTAGTGAGGAGGCTATGCCAGAAGCAGCTGAAGTACAGGCGCGGTCAATTATCTCGTCAGTAGAACAGAAGAGAAAGGTAGAAGTAACCGCGATATCTCCTAAGTATATCCGCAATGTAGACTTTGATATCAAACTCGCACTGGATACACGACGAGAACACTCATCCCTAGCAGAACAAGGACTACTACTACAACAAATCCAAATCCTAGCACAGGTAGGTGGTGATAGAGTTAATCTTGATGAACCACTCACACGCCTAGCAATCTCAATGGGATTAGACCCAACAAAGATTATTAATCCAGAACAGCCACAGCCAGCACAAGAAGAAGCTGGAGGTGGTGTTGCGGGAGCAGGCGGTCAAGCCATGGGCGCAGCAAACAGAGAGTTAAGTCAAATGATGTAATATGATTAATATGAGGGTAATAGATAAATTATTAAACAAGTTTGGGTACTACAAAGCTGTTGTCCCTGAAGGTGATAGTCCATCTGAGAAAGATGTGCTTGAAATCTTTGGGGCATACGGACAGAACGAGATGTTCCTTAAGTTCCTTAGAGATGCTTGTGAGAGAGACATTAAGCTCTACTTCCAAGCCAGTACAGATGCAGACCGCTACACAATCCGTGGCGCTCATGCACGAACCAACTATTTTATTTCACTAGTAAGAAAAGCAAATGAGCGAAAGACATCAGGACGAAAAGGAAATTGATTTTGAACTACCTGAACTAGAAGACGGTCCAACAATTAAACCACGCATTCACGTTGCCCCAGGAGACAGTGCTTGCACATCTTGCGAGGGATAATGAAGAAGCGTTCACTATTCACTAAACGAACCAATCTTAAACCATATGAATACCCAGAGCTCTACTCTTATGTAGACGCTGTAAGACACTCATACTGGATACATACCGAATTCAACTTTACCTCTGACATCCAAGACTTTAAGATTAATGTTACGGATGCTGAGCGCAATGCAGTGAAGAATGCTATGCTAGCTATCGCACAGATAGAGGTACAGGTGAAAACATTCTGGGGTGACATCTACAAGAAGATGCCAAAGCCAGAGATTGGTGCCGTAGGTGCAACATTCGCAGAGTCTGAGGTGCGTCACACCGATGCATACTCACACCTGCTAGAGCTACTCGGGCTCAATAAAGAGTTCGAAAAGATAATGGAAGTACCTGTATTACGAGATAGATACGAATACCTTAGCTCAGTAGCTGAGATGTCACGGACAGAAGATAACAGTCAGTACGCACAATCAGTCCTTCTATTCGCACTCTTTGTGGAGCACGTATCACTCTTCTCTCAGTTCTTGATAATGATGGCTTTCAATAAGCATAAGAACATTTTCAAGGGACTGAGTAATGCAGTAGAGGCAACCTCAAAAGAAGAAAATATCCACGGTATGTTTGGTATCGACCTAATCAACATTATTCAGAAAGAGAACCCAGGCTGGTTCACTGAAGAATGGAAGGAGAGGATATACAAGTTCTGTGAGGAGACATATAAGGTTGAGAAGGAATTGATAGACTGGATATTCGAGGCAGGAGAGCTAGACTTTCTACCAAAGGAACAGGTCTATGAGTTCGTCAAACACCGCCTCAATAACTCTCTAGCCTCTGTTGGGCTGAAGAGAATCTTTGAAACAAACGAAGCAATGCTACACAAGACAGAATGGTTTGATAATGAAGTTATCGCCACTAAGCATGTAGACTTCTTCCACAAGCGGTCAATCAACTACAACAAAAGAAGTCAGAGCGTATCAGGAGAAGACTTATTCTAGTCTACCCTCTTGACAAAATAAACGAGGTATGTTATAATTACGCCGTAATACGGCCCTCGGTATTACAGTTCGAAAGAACGATGCTATGAACAGTAGCGCCCCATCTTATGGGTGGGGTAGGGTGCGAAGTAAAACTGTGCGTCCCTCACATTACATTGCATCCTACCTTGCCCAAAAGGCAGACTCGCCAAGCAGGACTCGACCTGTCGGAGGCATTGCTCCGTTATAAAGTGTATTAAAATTAAGGGGGCGAGGTAGTTATACAAATGACTGAAGAGGAAATTATCGCTTTAAAGGAAGAGCTTGAAGCCACGAAGAAGCGTGTGGCCGAAGCGGAGGCAGCGGCTCAAGTAGCCAATAGTCTTGTGGAGAAATCTAAACAGGACCTCACTAAAGTAGTAGAGGAACTCAAGGATGAACGCATCAAGAAGAACGAAGCTCTTTCAAAAGCAAATCTTAATAACGGTGAACTCGATGTTAATACCCTTATCGAACAAGCCCTAAGCCAGAAGGAAGCGGAACGACGCAAGCAAGAACTGGAATCAGCAATCGCTGAGTTCAAGACAAGCAAGCCAGAGTTTCAAGCTGACCAAGTTGGACTAGTGTTTGGGAAGTTTAAGGATAACCTATCACGATTCAACTTTGCCGACGTCTCAACAAAAGAACAAGCACGTCAACGATTGGAGGAAGCATACCGATTTCTCAACTTCACGCCGAATGGAGAAACTGGAGCAGGCTATGACGGGACACCCCGCACAGGCCAGACACCACCAACCAATGATGGCAAGACTTCTCAGGAAACTGAAAAGGTTCTGGAGATGGCAAAGATGGAAAAGGAAAAGTTTAATAAACTGAAAGGTAAGTACGGAGAAGCATTCAATGCTCTCGGTATTGAATAGAATTCACTACTAAACAACGAATCAAAAATGTTTAAGAAAGTTGGTTCATTGGGTAACTTCGGCGGTCCACTCCTTGTAGACCGAATCGTAGCAAACTCAGTAACCGTATCAGTTGGTGGCGCTGTTAAGACACTAGCGGGATTCGCTGCCCTAGTTGCCGCAGGAGACAAGATTCTCGGTGTGGTTGAACAAGTCATTGGTAGCAACCGCCTTGCAGTATCTACAGGAAGCACCTATCGTGGTAACTTCGGTGATACCTTCGCAGCTGCGGCTGACAACCAGACTGTAGCAATGAACCGTGTACGTGTAGACGTAGACAAATCAGCCCTTTATCAAGTAGCAGCAGATGCTACCCTTGCAACCACAGCAGGTTCAGACCTAGCTGGCAAGACCTTCGACCTAGCAGACTCACTCTTAGTTGACGAGTCTACAGTGAACATCACTTCACAGCAAGTGTACTCACATGGTCCTAGCGCAGTCGTTACTACCCAGTTGGTAGTTAACATCTTCGAGTCTGAGGTATTTGGTCTTTAATTAATTGCTTACATAACACATAATCTAATATGATTGAATCACGTGCTAAATGGGGCGAATTGATTAAGGGAGTAGGACTTCAAATCTTGGAATGTATTGACCAAGGAACAGAACTCTACACACCAGGAATCTCGTCTCTCCTTACAATCGAGTCTAGTGATGTTGCTCAAAAGAACTTCACAGGTAAGGTCTCGGAAAACCGAGTTACTCGAAAGGATGAAGGTGAAGATACTGACGAACTAGGTCGCTACAAGACTTACGTAACATCAGTAGACTACACTGCTTACGCTGGTAAAGTTGAACTCACCCGTGAAAACCTCATGGACCGAGACTTCAGCTCACAGCTTGATGAAGCTACTGACCTTGGTCGTGGCTATAACTTCTCAGTCGATGAGTCTGGTCTCCAGCTCTTCAACGGAGGTTTCACCACTCGAAAGGAATCTATCCGTGGCTACCGCTTCCAGTACTACAACGATGGTGTACCGACATTCTCTGTACAACACCCTTCAGTAGTACCAGGAGTATCAGCACAGTCTAACGCTTCAAGTACAAGTATCGTTCTCTCAGACACAAATCTTGAGACAGCTCGACTCGCACTTCGTAAGCAATTGACAGACGCTGGTGGTCCTATGACTATGGGCGGACGTGAAACTCTCGTCCTTCCAATTGCATTGGAGAAGACCGCACAAGTTATCACTGAATCAGAACTCGTTTCTGGCAATGCTAACAACGACATTAACGTTTACAAGGGAGCAGTAGGAATGGTTTCTTCTGTACTCTTGGATGCTATCAATGGCGGTTCAGACACTGCATGGTACCTCGTGGTCCCAGGCGCTACCAAGTTTGTGCACGATGTCCGTGAGGGCATGCAGCCATGGACCGAAGTAGACGAAGACAAGAAGACGCTTACCGTTGGAGTATACGGCCGTTGGGGCAACTACACCAAAGATTGGCGACGTTCTTGGGGTTCTCTCGGAACTACCGCAGCTTACAGTGCATAACGTATTGTAGCCTTGCTCTGTCCCTCTACGGGGGGATGGAGACAAGTCTATAAAATAAAGGCTTGTGTTAAAGAATTAAAGTAGAATTATGCCAAAGACACCAACCACATTTACAAATCTACAAGCGACAGGAAACATCTTCCGTAACGTTACTATATCAACTCTAGCAACAGCAGGAGTTGTAGCTTATACAGCTGACCAAATCCTTGGTGGACTCATCCTTCGAGACCCAGCAGGAGCTGGACGTGCAGATACACTTCCAACCGCAGCAGCAGTATATGCAGCAACAAACTCACCAGTTAATGGAACAAACCTTTCATTTAAGTTTACTATCCGTAATACAGCAGACGCAGCTGAAACTATCACTGTATCTACAGCAACAGGTCTTACACTATCAGGAACAATGACCATCGCACAGAACAACACAAAGGAGTTTATGTGGGTACAAACATCACCAACAGCAGCAACTGTTTACTCTCTAGGAACCATTGTACACTAGTATGTTAGTTAAGAACCCATTAGATAAAGAGGTATCCCTAAACTATAAAGGAGAAGCGTATTTCATTGATGCAGAATCAATGGTAGATTTCCCTGAAGAGATTGCGAAACAATGGGTTACTATCTATCAATTCATGACCATTGAGAAGGCGGTCAAGGAAGAGACTCCTAAGGAGCCTAAGGAAGCTAAGAAGAAATAACATGCTACATAATTTAAATCAACCAGCGTTCACGGCCTTCAGTGGTGTGACGCTAACAGCAGCATACACTGGTAATCGTAAGACCTTTGAAACTGGTGGATTCTCCAAGGTCTCTATCGACCTCGTATACGCAATGGGGGCAGCTGAGGCTGGAAACACTATGGAGTTTCAGCTTGAAGCATCATCTGATGGAACGAACTGGCACAAGCTAGTCATCGATACCACTGGATTATCTTCTGTCATCACCCCACGTGAATGGCAGATGGCACCAGAAAGCCTGAACGTTATCATTGACGTAGCATACAAGTATATGCGAATGTCGCTCAAGGAGACAGGGGTGGCCGCAAACTTCGGTACTGCAACTGTCAACATTACACTGTCGGGGCTATAAGCGCTTGACTATATCAACCATAAAATAAATACAATGAAGAACTCAATCATACTGAAAGATGAGTTGAGTATTCTAAAAGAAGGAAGGTCTGCCGTTCTTACGGAGCTAGCAAATAAAACCAAAGAGCTTAAAGAGGTCATCTCTCTAATCTCTAAGGAAGAGAAAAGACTAGCGGATATAAGAGAGGATAAGCAGGAAGAAATGGCACGGCTCGATGATATTCGTGGTCGTGCTAATTCTTTTAATAGGGAGATTGGTCAGCTAGCTCAAGAGGCTAAGAACAATCGCGTATCCTGGGAGGCCGCTTCCGTTAGGAATGCTCAAGACATTAAACTACATCTTGGACGTATAAAAGAACTCAAGGAAGTAGAACAAGAAGCAATTGATAGGGTAGACGAGCTAAAGAGACGCTATGACCACAGCTCAGACCTATACGCAGGGCACCTTTCCGAAAAGAATAATCATCTACGAGAGCTAGATAAGAAAATTCAAGAACTATCTGACAGAGCAAAAGAACTAGAACAAGAGATAGTAATCAGTGAGGAGGCTGAGAAGAAGGCAACAAAGGAAAGACTAAAGAGGGAGGATAAACTACGGATAAGGGAAAAGAATATCGAGGGCAAAGAGTTATCACTAGACCGCCGAGAAGAAGACATGAACCGAATGTCTCGGGACATGATGATAATGTACGCCAGATTAAAAGAACTTTATTCCAAGATAGACCCTAAGGTAGACCTGGATAAATTAGTAACAACGATATAGTATGTCAGTACTTCCATTCAACATAACAAATCCAGGATTCGACCTTGGTGGTATTTTGACTACCCCAGAGGCAGCTTTTGTAACAGACCTATTCTCTCTTAGCTATGCAAATGGAGATATTCTCTACTACAATAGTGGAATGCAAAGACTACCCAAGGGAACAGATGGACAAATATTAACTCTTGTCACAGGTCTCCCAGCATGGGCAGCTGATGCAGGAATATCAGATGGAGATAAGGGAGACATTACGGTATCTGTAACTGGCTCTGTCTGGACTATCGATAATGGTGCGGTCACACTAGCTAAACAAGCTGACATGGCTACGGCCTCTCTTATCTATCGAAAGACAGCAGGTTCTGGGACTCCCGAAGTACAGACACTTGCAACACTAAAGACCGACCTAGGACTCACTGGTACTAACTCAGGAGATAACGCCGTCAACACTCTCTATAGTGGGCTAGTAACTAACGCTACCCACACGGGGGACGCCACTGGTTCTGGTGCGCTAACTGTTGTGGCGCTCAATGGTACGAACTTAGCTGCACTTGGTACAGGAGTATTAAAGAACACCACCACAACTGGTGTACCGTTCATTTCTAAGGTTGCGATAACAGAACCAGCGACCAGTGCCACTCTAACCATCGCTAATGGTAAAACCTTGACGGCGAATAACACAATCACCCTTGCTGGCACTGATAGTACGGTAATGACGTTCCCTAGTACCTCAGCTACCATTGCTCGGACAGATGCTGCCAACACTTTTACAGGTGTGCAGACAATGACATCTCCAGCAACAACGACAAGCATTACGACAAGTTCTACTTCGTTTACTGCATGGGCTGGAGCAACCACTTTGCTGACCATTGGTGGTACTGGTGCAACAGCATCACTCTTTGCTCCTTCGACACTAGACACAACAAGCTCTATAACAGGAGCAATTAGAACGTCAGGAGGTATCAGCGCTGCTAAAGCGGCA